AGTGACTAACCCGACATTCAATATGAGTTTGCTTTGTATATTAGTGTCATCTCCGCAGCCTATACCGCGGCCGACCCAATCAGGTCGCAAAGAAACACAAGCGTCACCGCGCAAACTTCGTAATACGCAGAAAACCAAAGCAAGTAGACAGATCATACTGTTACCGCAGGTAGTGTTCGGATCGCCGGAACAACGTACTCCCCTAATATGGTAGTACACGTTGTGTCTCGTGCGTCCGCGGGTATCGAGTTGGTGTTTCAAGACGCGGAGCGCCTTACCTCGAATCCCAAACCGTAAATAGATGGATTGTTCCATCGCCAACGCTTGCTGGTTAAATGAACCATCGCAGTCGGAGAAATCGTTACAATAATAGTAACCGCCCGGCTGCTTGTCCATCCAGCTCCCTAAAACATCCATAGGAAACCCAGACCCGAAGGCGAGGTCATTATCCATCGTCCAAACCGTTTTCAGGTAATTTTGAAAGGCACGCATCCACGGCCCCAAAATAACATTAGCTTCCGCGGAAATGGATTGGATTAATCTCGGTTTCTTTTCTTCTAAATTCCCTATAATTGGTTCAATCTTAACGAAAGAACTTCTTATACACCAGAGTTTAATTTCCTCCGGGGAACTAGATAGTTTTACGTTGGCTATAGCACGAGAATTCTCAAGTTGTCTAGCCCGAGGGAACTTGGCATTCCACAAAGCAAATGACACGGGTGCTATCTCCGTATGTGGTAATATAGTATCTATGTGTTGATCTAACCACATTTTGAAGAGTCGCCATGCCGCAGGCTTGGGAACGTGTATATCGGTATTCATGAGGCGCTGATTGAGAGCTACTATTTCGTTCTCCTGACAATCGGCAAATTTGCCGATTTGAACTTCTCTCACAGTTGGCCCATACCGCATCAGCCCGAGGGTTCTAGTCTTAACTGAGTCTACGCCAACTATTACCTCACAATTTGCCCGTAACGGCTTAGGCCTAAGTAGCGATATTGCCGCGATGTTAGCCTGTTGATGGGTGCTGGTTATCAATGATTTACTGGAACAGCAGGACACCAACTTATACACTAACTTGCTGACATAATATTTAGCAAATCCAATTTCCATTCTACGGTATCTGTAATCCAAACTGTCAAGACGAAACTCCCCAATATAACTGGCTGAGGTAGTGTTCTCGATTCTCATGGACATGCCCAAGGCATATTTACAGACTTTAGCGATCAACAATGACGATCCCATAAGCTCGAGACCGTAGTTCTTAAACTTAAGGTGAGAGCGAGCGTAATTCACGAGGATCAATAAAGTGTCCTCGTCTTTAGGCATGCCTATGGACTTTGTAACCATTTCCTCAACAAAAGCTAGGGGAACGGAACTGCCATCAGGCAAAATCGTCATCTGAAACACGGTAGATTCAGTGATCTTATCATTGTACAAAGGAAATGCTCCTAGTGGCACCTGTGGCCCATCTGTGGGTGCATAAATCGCCCTAAATTCGTAAATTCTAGTTTGTCCCAATTCTCGAAATAGATTCCAAGTTAGACATAATAAACCAGAAGCGGTTAAAACACGATACGAATTAGATTGAGTCAACCACAGCGGGTTTGGGTGACTATAACTATAGGCACAACCACGAACTTGCATTATAACCTGGTCCTCTTTGACATATACTGAGGCTTCCGGGGAATTCATGCTGCCGTACCAATGGCTTGTGCCCAATTTAAAATTATGTACAGCTGCCATCGCATATCCACGATTTTGAATGTGATAGGCAATTTCAGCTTGTGTGAAGTAGTACAAGGAATGGATGAATATTAAAGGCGCAGTGGTTGACTGCGTCTTACAACGACACCTCCCTAATACATTTTTGCACCAACTATAACCAACCAGCA